GTCGACTTACGACAAGAACCGCTTCCAGACCGACGTGCTACAGCCAGCAGAGTTCTGGAGAGCAATCACCGGCAACTCATTTATTAAAACCTGCTGGGACTCTTCGGTGGTAATTAAAGAGCCAGTAACTGACATTGATCCCTTGTCAGGAGAAAAGGTTGTAAGCCAAGAGAAGGTTGCTCAGGGCGACGTCAAGTTTGAAGTTGTCTCACCCTTCCACTTGTTCGTGTCAGACCTAGCTCAAGAAAAGCTAGAAGATCAGCCATACATCTTTAATGTGTACACAAAGAGCGAAACCTGGGTTAAGCAGACTTTTGCTGATGTGCTTCCTAAGGACTTTTCTCCTACAAAGGTAACAATGTCCGACATTGAAGACGCAGCACTTATGGACATGCGTGGCGTAGATAACGCTCGCCCAGACAGCGTGCTAGTTCTTGAGATGTGGGTAAAGCCCGGTGGCTCTAAGTACCTACCAAAAGGTGGACTTGTAACTATTGTTGACAATGAGATCGTACAGTTCTCAGATTCAGGCATTCCTTACACTCACGGCGAGTACCCATTTGCTCACCTAACTGGAATACAAAATGGAAAGTTCTACCGTCGCTCAGTAATAAAGAGCTTGATCCCACTGCAGCGTGAATACAACAGAGTTCGTTCACAGATCATTCACGCCAAGAACTTGATGGCTAAGCCTCAGATGATGTACCAAGATGGCTCAGTTGACCCTCGCAAGATTACAGCCAAGGCTGGCATCTGGATTCCGGTTCGCCCTGGCTTCCAGTACCCAACTCCTGTGCCAATTCAGCCACTACCTAACTATGTATTGCAGGAAGTGCAGCAGCTTGCCACTGACTTCGAGGACATTTCAGGTCAGCACCAAATCTCAAGAGGAGACAGCACAGGTGGCGTTACTGCTGCTACGGCGCTGGCTTACTTGGGAGAGCGTGACGATGCATACCTAACTACTATCTTTAACTCAATTGAAGCTGCACTAGAGAAGGTTGCGCGTCAGTCGCTAAGCCTCTTTGTGCAATACGTAGACACTCAGCGCTTGATAAAGACTGTGGGTTCAGACGGATCATTTGACGCCATGATGCTTTCAGGCGCAGACATTGCATCCGGAACAGACATTCGCATTGAGTCTGGTTCAGCGTTGCCTACAAGCAAGGCAGCTCGCCAGTCACTAATCACCGAATGGATGAAGATGGGCTTCATTTCTCCAAACGATGGTCTACGTGTTCTAGAGATGGGTATGTTGAAGCAGTACTACAACCTAATCAAGATCGACGAAAATGCTGCTCAGCGAGAAAACCTAAGCATGAAGAAAATTCCAGAGGAAGAGATTCAAAAAGCAGGAATGGACTGGCAGATGCGTCAGCAGCAAGGCGATCCAGAAACAATGTTCCAGGACCCCAACACGGGCGAAATGCTTCCAAAGCCTCAGCCTCCACTTATACCAGTTCACGACTGGGACAACCACGGAGTCCACGTCGAAGTTCACAACCGCTTCCGCAAGAGCCAGACATTCGAGCTCTTGTCAGATGAAGTCAAAGAAGAGTTCCAGAAGCATATTGCTTTGCACCAGCAAGCCGTACAGGCTCAGCAAATGCAAGCTATGATGATGGGAGCAATGCCAGGTGGCGAGCAGCCACAGGGTTCAGGTGCACCACAAGATACACCAGAGCAATCAGGAATGACTGCAGAACAACTAGGATAAGGAAGAGACGATGGTTGAAGAAAACTTTGACGGCCTCGAAGCGCCAGAAGAATTGGATACTACGGAAGTAACAGATACTTCTGCAGATTCAGAAGCTCCTGTTGCACTTGAGCCAGAAGACAATAAAGTACACCCAGCTTATGAAAAGCTGCTTAATGAAATCCCGGAAGCTTGGCACGAAAAGGTCAAGCCTCATCTACAGGAGCAGGACAAGAACTTTCAGCAACAGCTAGAAAAGTTTAGCCCTTACAAGCAGTTTGTAGAAGATGGTGTTGACCCTAACTATATTGAGCAAAGCATTAAGCTTGCGAAAGCCATTGCTGAAGACCCAGTAAGCATCCACACAAACCTAACAAAGGCTTTGATGGATCAGGGTCTTATTCGTGCCGACGCAGAAAAAGCTGCTGAAGAAATCATTGACGAAAACTCGGATGACGTTTACGAAGAAGACGGACTATCTCCTGCAATGAAAAAGGAGCTAGACAAGCGCGATGCTGAGCTGCACGACATTCGTGAGCAGATGAGCAAGGCTGATCTAGACAAGGCAACCGAAGTAGAAATGGGTAAACTCAACACTGAGTTTGACAATTTGCGAAGCAGTTACGCCGTCTCACCGGCACAAGAAAAAGCCATCTTAGAGCTTATGGATGTTGCTAATTCTCGTGGCGAAGATCTTGGTGTTTTCCAGGCTGCTAAGAAGCTAGTCGAACTCACCGGTGCTGGCTTTAAAAAGAAGGGCGCTCAGGTGTCAGAGCCAGGAGCCCCAAAAGTTCTTGGAGCAAGCGGTGGCAACGGCGTGCCCTTTGAGGCAGTAGAGGTTCCGACCGACGCAAAAGCCAAAAAGGAAATGCTTGCTCAAATGTTTAAAGACAATATGGCCAAGTAATTTAAAAAAGAAAAGCCCGATCTCTTGCAGTTTGAGGTCGGGCTTTTCTTTTTTTGCATGATACAATAAATACTGTCTAGTACAGCCTCTTTGAGGTCAGGGCGTCTGACATTCTCGTGTGAAAACACATTCATTTAAAATAAATTAGGAGCAATCCCATGGCAGGACAGTCCATACTGACGTTTGCGTCAGAGGCTATCAAGCTGGTTTATGGTGACCTACACGAGCAGTTGCGCGACAAAAACCCTGCGCTTCAGCTTATCGAATCATCATCAGCCAACATCACTCGTAACGGCAAAGAGGTAATCTTTGACACTCACATCGGACGTAACCAAGGTATTGGTGCACGTGGCATTCGTGAGAAGCTACCAACAGCCGGAGCACAGAAGTACAAGCAAGCTCACCTATACCTAACAAACCTATACGGTTCAATTGAGGTAGACGGTCAGCTATTCGAGCAGGCAGCAGATGACTACCAGGCTTTCATCAACGTTGTTGATATGGAAATCCAGGGTCTAAAGCGTGACCTATCAGTCGACCTAAACCGTCAGGTTTACGGAGACGGAACTGGCGCACTTGCAGTTGTCGTTGCCCAGCCATCCGCTACAACCATTGAAGTCGACTCGACTCACTGGCTACAGGTTGGTATGACCATTGACATTGCTGACCCAACATCTGGTGTTAAGCAGCAAGAAGGCGCTGCGTCAACAATCGAAATCGCTGGAATCAACGAAACGACCAAGATTGTGACTGTTACCGGAACCGTAGGTACCTTTACAACTCACGTTAACGCTGGTGACATCTTTGTTCGATCCTCTAACGGAGTCAACTCCTTCAACAAGGAGTGGACTGGTTTGTCAGCAATTGTTTCGTCAACCGGAGCACTTCACGAGATCGACCCAGCTAATGACCCAATTTGGTCAGCAACTGAGAAGGCTCTTGGATCTTCCGGAAGCCCCGGCACTCTAACCGAGCTTGACCTAATCAACCTCGTACAGAGCGTTGACAAGCAAGGTGGAGATGTTGACGTCATGCTAGCAAGCCCAGGTGTGTTCAACGCATACTGGAACCTACTACAGGGTCTACGTCAGTTCACCAACGGTGCTACCTTGACAGGTGGACAGCGTGCATTCAGCTTCGACGCATTGGGTAAGCCAATCAAGTTCGTATCTGACTACGCTGCTCCAACGGGAACACTGTTCGCTCTATCCTCCAAGGAAATCGTGCTTAACCGCAAGAAGGACTGGTCATGGATGGACCGTGACGGTTCAATGTGGTCACGTGTCGCTGACACTGACGCATACGAAGCTCGCTACTACCAGTACAGCCAGCTAGGAACTTACCGCAGAAATGCACACGCGGTAATGTCCAACATCGCTGAGCTCTAAATAGCGAAATAAACGCCCAGTGGCGCAGGTATCGTCTCACCTGCGCCACTGGGTTTTTTTCGTTAGGATATATACATGATTGAATTTGACAAGATAGATGGACTCTACAGTCCCCTGCACAGACGTATTGCCGAAATCATTAGCGACGTATTCCCCAGCGTGCGCCTTATGCGAATAGATTCGCTGCACCCTAACTATGAGCCAGAGCGACCTTTTGCTCTTGTAGATGAGCCAAAGCTTATCGGCAGGGATTTGCCATCGTACGTCATTAGAACAATGCGAGAAAGCGAGATCGACGCTCGCTTGTTGGCCGAGCTTCTTGAAAACAACACCCAAGATAAAGACGCCAAGGTTAACCGACTTGAGCTATTAGGTATGGCGGAAGCTGCCATAAAAGCCAAAGCTGAGGTAGAATGGATGGAGGAGAGGCGCGACGTTATGAAATCGATCATGAAGTCGAACAAGAATACCTACAAGCATGACGGACATACACTAAGGAAGTAATGCCAGCCGAAACTTTCACCTATACAACATTTGATGTTTATGAGCGTGTGCGCTCACTTTTCGGTGACACCTCAGGTGCTCAGATTACTGACCAGATGACGCTTCGTTGGATCAACGACGGTCAGCAAGAAATTGTTAACAACAACCCTATTTTAAAAAAGACTAAATACTCCAACATTGTTGCAGATCAGTCAGAGTACACTTTCCCGACCGACGCCGTTCAGTACATCGAAGCGGTTTATGTTGATGGTCGCCCTATTCGGGCAATGACCCCATTGGCCTTTAGGGAGTTTATTCTTGACGATGATCCAACAAGAGCAGCTGAGGCAAAATATCCAGAGGTCTGGTACGAGCGAAATGGCATACTTACTTTTTACCCAACGCCAGACACCGCATTTACAAATGGCCTAAAGCTAGAATACGTCGAGCAGCCTACAAAGAAGGTGCTTATCAGCACCTCTGAAGTTCTCAGCGTTCCAGACCGCTACTTAAACGAGCTAGTCAACTACGTTATGACCCAGGCTCTAGAGCTTGACGAAAACTACACGGGAGCAGAGCTAAAGCGTTCTCAGTTCCGGGAAGGGCTAGACCGACAGAGCTTGCATGAGAACATTGTGCAGATTGCAGCGTACCCACAGGTCCTAGCTGACCCGGATGACTACAATGTCTGAGATTACTCAGCAACGATCAATTCAACTTAACGACTTTTCTGGTGGCCTAAACAACTACTGGGACCCGTCATCCATTTCTGAGAACGAAGTCCCTTTTCTGCTCAACATGGAATTTACACCTAACGGTGCTCTGACCTCTAGGCCTCCTATTGTGGACCGTGGGATGGGTCACCCTCTAGGCGTGTCAAGCACAGAGCACATTGACATTCTCGGCTACTACACTCCTGAAAATGGCGAAGTGTTCCTAGTAGCTTCTACCGCTGCAAAGACTTGGGTTATTGAAGTTGCGCAATACGGATTTGGATCATGGATCGAAATCTGGTCATCAAAAGCCACCGCTATAGTTCAATACGCCAACCAAGTTGTGATGTCAAAAGCTACAACGGGTGGCGCTAGGTGGGATAGCTCAGCTGGCCTTACAGCAATTGCTCAGATGCCAGCTCTATTTACGTTAGTACTATTTAGAGAGCGCATGTTTGGCAGCGGGCTTCACGGCGGAGCTAGCGAAACCGCTATCTACTGGAGCGATGTACTATCCCTGGATCAGCCAGCAGGCATATACGAGTGGAATGCTGACTCGTACGTATATGTCAAGCGTGGTGACGGTCAGCCTATTACTGAGCTTATCGCTGACTACAATGGTCTAATTATCTTTAAGCGAAACGCTACCTACAACTTTGTTTACAGCGATCTTCCAGAAGAAGGAACCGTCTCCCTAGTTCAGCACAACATCGGTGCACTAAACAAGAGAAGCGTTGCTGGATACCAAAACGGCTTTGTTGTCTTGCACAACAGAACTTTGTACAAGTTCCAGAACAACGTCTACGCTCCAATCAACGCACAGAAAGTGCGCTTTGAGGTAAACGAAAGCTTTAACAACGCTACCGCGCTATTCAGTGAAGCCGTCTCAATTATTGGAGACAGGGCACTTGTCGCCACTTCGGGCAACCTTTACTCACTAAACCTAATGACTGGTACTTGGTCCCAATGGAGCACTACTACAAACTTAAGCTATGTAATAGAAGCTCCTAAAGCCCGTGGATATCAGCGGAGATACCCGATCGGGCTAGGCATTTCTGGGCAGGCTGCTACTAAAGTGTGGTACTTGCAGGATTTCCCTATCTCTCAGTGGTACGAACTAAACGGAAGTCTTGTTGTCGCAGGCGGTGGAACAGAGACATTTGAGTGCGTTTTGCGTACAAGAATCTATGACTTCGATGCCCCTTCAGAATGGAAGCGCATGTTCTGGTGGGCTGCAGACGTCTCAGCTAACGGAATAATTGAAGCTGTCGTAGTTCCAATTGGTGTTCCTGACCTAATTAATAGCTGGGATCAACTAGATCAATACACTTGGACTTACCTAGAAACAAAGACATGGGACAACCTGTTTACTCGTGACGTAAGTGTCTACACTACCCAAACAGTAACTGATACTTTACCGCAACGAGTTTCGCTGAAGATGGACAAGGGCATACGCTTCAGAAGAGCTTATTTTGAGCTATACTTAGACTGTGACGGTACCGCAGCTACTGCTCCGGCACAGATCTTTAGCCTGACGCCAATGGTCGGGGTAAAAGCCAAGATGACAAAGGACGTAGCTTAATGGCCATAAACTACGCAAGCCCCGGGTTTAACCCGTACGCTGCTGGTGCCAAGATTTATGGTGGTAGTCGCTACAACCCTACTATGGGGCCTGTTGACAAGACTGGCTATAAAGAACGAGACCGAGAGCGCCAAGTTAGGCGCAACGCAATCAGTGCACGGATGAAGGCTCAGTCCAATGGTGCTTACGGAAACTCTAATGTTGGGCGGTATAGCTAATGGTATTTTACAGCGCGGGAAAAGTGCCCGATTACCTTAACCCAAACTCAAACTTGCCTAAGGAAAATGCTGCAGGTTCGGACAACAGATTTCAAAGATTTGCGCCAAGTCCCGCAACCACAACAGGCTCACCAAGCCGTGCTGCTGCTATTGCTGCCGGGGCTAATGCCGGGAATAGGTCATCTACTTCAGGTGCTTACGGTAAAATATCTACTTCAGGCGCTGCAAAGACTGGTTATTCAAGTCGGTCTGCTGCACTTGCTGCTGGCATAGATGGAGGAAACAGGTCATCTACTTCAGGCAGCGGGAACAATTTAAAGGTCTCAGGCGCTGACGCACCAACATCAATTGGTGGGCCTGAGAACTCCCCAACTGGCGAGCTTTCCATGGGACCAGATCCAACAATTGGTGGGCCTGAAAACAATCTTGACCTAAGTGATCCAGTTGAAGGCCCTACAACTTCAGATCCGGGGACTACTACTCCTACTCCTGAAGAAGCTGAAGCAGAAGGCATGAGCCAGGCAGAGTACGACGAGCTGCTTCAGGCTGCTATTAACGACATTC